GTTACTCCCCATGATTACCACATCATCCATGTATCTCTCGAACACCTTGAATCCCATTCCGAGTATGAAATAATCGAGCGGTTCCAAAATGTAATTCGCCAACCACTGGCTGATATAAAATCCAAGCGGTATTCCTCGATTGAACCCTTTCAGGCATAACTTGATGATGTATAAAAACCAGTCATCTTTAATCCGGATCGCCAACTCTTTCATCAGAACGTCGTGGCGAATGCTGTCATAGAAATGTCGGATATCCACTTTCGCGAAATATCTCACATCCTCTGTTCGGATCCATTTTTCCAATCTTCTTTTTGCATAATGAGCACCGCGTCCCGGAAAACTTCCGCAGGAATAAGAATAGGCCGTCCTCGTTATGATCGGCTCCAGAATGAGCGCGATAATGTGGTGCAGCCATTGTTCATGGATCTCCGGCATATAGATTTTTCTTTCCTTGCCGTGCTCCTTGATAACTTTGGGTGTTCGGTGTTTCGGTTTGTACCTGAGCTCCGGATGCTCAACCTCAATCGGTTTAGTGTTTAGGATCATCTGATACATACACTCAATTTCTTCTTCGAGGTTTGCGTCGATCAGTTTGATTTCCACGCGTTTCGTTTTTCCTTTTCTTAACCGATAGTATGCTTCACGAATGAGATCTCTATTTAACATTTTTTGATACAGATACTTGTACTGTTTCATTCTGTACTCCTATGGTGATATTTTTTCTTCTATCTCCTACGCCTTGATAGGTGCGACCGCTTTACCAAAGCGCCCTGCATCGGATTGATTTTCACTCCCCGAACCAATAATGGCGGATAAACGGTGTTTCAACCGTCAGAGGTGTAGGAATGATGTCTGCATTTGGATTTACAATTCCGTAATTGAGATAGATTAGGAGGCGCCGATGTTCCAGTTCGCGTTCGTAGCATCATTGTTCACATTCAGAGCACGAAATCCACAAATGACGTCGTTGTTACAATTACCGAAGCGAATGGCGACTGCCCTGAAGACGCAGACATCATCCCCTATTAAATTTTCATTCGTAAACTACCAGCGGGGGAGGACCCCCGCACCCCCCTACGGTGTGTCTGGCGACACACCGGCAGGTGGTAACAGAAGTAAGGAGGCGCCGATGCTCCAGTACGCGACCGCAGCAGCATAGTTCACAAACAGAGCACGAAAGCCACAAAGGACGTCGTAGTTACAATCACCGAAGCGAAAGGCGACTGCGGTTATTCCCGGATTTACCCAGAACCCATCACAGCCTCCTGTTTCTGATGTGCCACCATACGGAGGAACCGGGATATCTCCATATCCCTTCTCAGATGCGAATTTGTTTGGATATACACCGGACGCCGTTTCCGGATACTGAACGCCGGTATCTTCGTATGTTGCCCCCGTCACATCATATTTATAATTTTTCGATACCTTCATCCTACCACTCACACAGATCGTATACGGATCCCGCTGCCACTGTTGCCAAGATCCGAGAACGACAGAATGAAGAATTTTATTGAGTGATTTTTTGTCATCGCTGCCGGTTCCGTAGAATTGACCACCACCGACAACAGCGTTCGCCTTAACGCCCATTGTAGGCGTCAGTGAAGCATCATACCCAGCACAGTTACCATATCCATACGCTGCCTGAGTGTTTGTCGTTTTAGCCCACATAATGAGAAGGTCAGAGATGGTTTTTACCCCGGCGCCACCAAGGAACACCGCTCTCGCTCCGGCCGCATCGATCAGGCCTTTCTCTTGGGCCGTTGTTTTACTATAAACCGGCTGTGTCCCAGACAATGAAACAAGTTTGGTTGATACTTCAGAGCCATAGAACATCGGGATCCAGATACCTTCCAACTCATTTCCATCCGGATCCACGAATCCAGCAGGCTCAAATCCATCACGCGGACTCTGTGAAAACAGGACATAGCGATCTGTTCCAACGACATATTCCATTTTGTAGATCTTCTGGAGCCACGAAAACGCTCCAGCTCCAGCGTATGATGTGTTGGCTACATCTGACGCCGTTGTTCCGTCTGCTTTTTTGGTATAGTCCGTCTCATACAACTGATAATCTGCGTAACCGTTCGCATTTACCATGAACGGTTTGTTTTTTACGAGCTGCGGAAACGACGCCCAGTCTCCAAGGCTATATCCGCCACCCATCGTTACTGTCAAGGGCGTGAAATCCTTATTCTTTCCGATGTACTCGATACGACTACCCGGAGCTGCGATCCCCATGTGCTCAATGAACCCATAGATATCCTCGGACATCAATTCCTTGATGTAACTTGTGACCTCACTGATCACATAATCTGCTTCTGACCATGCACTCATTTGTTACCCTCCTTATTTTGGTGATGTTGTATATGATTCTGATACTGTCGTTCCGGATGCCGACTTTGTGATGGTGGTAGTTTTTGTATACTTAACATCACCTTCATCCGGTGTGATCACCTGAGTGATCGTTGTGACAGTATCAGAAGTTTTCACGATAGTCGTTACGGACGTGATGCTGTCCGTTGTATCGCGTTCTGTGACCTGCGTATTTCCGTCCACCTTCTCAATGGTCGTACTCTTTGCGCGAAGATCGAAAAGAAACTCAATCGGTTCCGTGTGAGCCATATCATAAAGAATCTCATCCAGTGCGCTCCAGTTATTTGTCAGATCAGCGATATCCGCAAAATCTTCTTCCTCCGGGAGATTGAAATTATAGTTTAATGAGTGATTCATCGTTTACCCTCCTATATCTTCTTTAACTTGTTTCCAAGTTTTCGTCTTTACAACACCCCACGTATCAGCCTTTACAACACCCCACGTATTAAACATTTGTCCAACATTGAATTCCATCTCCTCAGGGAGAATCTTCTCGAGTAAGAGCTGAACCTCATCGAGCACTGTATCGGATGTGATCTGCGTCCTTACTGACACATAGTAGTTTTCATAGTCCTCAATCAACTGATACATTCCGACACCACAGATCGTATCGAGTTTGTCCCGGAGCGTCCACTTAGTATATGGGAGATAATCATTCCACCGGATCTTCACGCGGGCTCGCCTGATCTCCAGATCCTCACCATCTTCCGGGAGAATGCCGAGTGTTTTCTCATATTCCGCAATCCCGTATTCATCCGCTGAATCGATGAACGCGTTATCAAACAAAAACTCAATGCCGGTCTGTACGTCATCGAGCTCTGAATCTACGTTCTTAAATATCTCTCGCATCTCACCGAACGATTTCATAAACATTGGAAGATAATTGTATAATTCTTCTCTGTCCGGGAGTTTGGTTCTCACATCAACATCAGCCAACGACCTCACCTCGTTTCGGGATCTGACCTTCCGTCAGAGTGACGTTATCTGCTTCTCCGTTCAATTCCATCGACGGAATATCGACGATTCCTTCTATATTTAAGAGCGCCGATGTGAGCTGCGATATTCTCACGACGATCTCATCACTGGACGCCCACCCTTTCGCAAGATCGGTAAAAAACGCATCGATGGACTCTTCAATCACTGTCTTTAATGTGTTGAATGAATAACCGGTATCGTATTCCACATCGATTAGTGTCACATCGATCGTGAATTCCGTAACACCGGTTACTGTGACTACATGTCCCATCGGGGCAATACCAACGCCGTTTCCTGCCTGTTCCGGAGGATCTACGAGATTTTGGACAGTACCTATCATGACCTGAGACGGAACGCTCCAGTCTGAATTGATGATTATGATCTCAACTGTTCCTCCGACTGTCAGGAGTTTATTTTTTGCTGCAGTATATACGGCCGTCAGCCATGTCTTGACCGCTGCCGGAAGAGTATCGATGATTCCCTCATACCAAGTTGTAACGGCAGCGGATGGGATGAATGTAGCAGGATCATAACCGCTTCTCCAGCGTCTGAACGCTTTCACACCACCGACTCCATCAATTTTTCCAACCTTGTCTACATAGTCCGCCACGTTTCCGCCAAACGCTTCAGACTGAAACGATGAATAATAGCGATTTCTAAAATCTTCTACATCCTCATCATCTTCACCGGGAATCAGAATTTCCGTGATTTCCGCGGATTCGAGATCATTCATATCGTTCTGAGTCTCAATCGGTATCAGAGCCCCAAGCTGCTGGTTGGCAGCGGATCCGGCCGTGTCGCAAGTCATCTGATACTCACCCGGAGTATCCGTAATAGATGTGACGGTGTAATTCAGATCTCCGAGATTGAATTTATCACCCAGAGCGATCTGAACAGTGGAAGGAGTGGCCACCATCTTAACAACCGCGTATGTTTCTTCATACGGAAGCATACCGCGCTCGGATGCTCTTTTTATCAGATAAGTATAGGATGCTGTGTCTGCAAAATTCTCGTTCAGGACAACATCCAACCACGAATAAAACTCTTCTAACTGGAGAGCGGTCGGAGATAAAGCATCCCAGATGATAGATCCTTCACGCTTGTCATAGTCATCACTGACCGCGCTCAAAAGATCATCCATTATTTTCTCATACGTCTTGTTCTCAAACATTAAACCTCTACCTCCGTTTCTGCTGGTATCTCTGCATCTGCCGTAATAAGCGTGAACGAAACATGGAGCGCTCGTCTGTCCGTACATTTTTCCACGCTGAATTCCTGAACATCGTCGATTCTGTCATCCGTGATCAGTGCGTCCTTGATTCGATGTGGGACCTCCGCCATACAGTAAATCATTTCGCGTCCTCGTAGATCATCCAGTTCCACGCCGTAATCGTCTGAATACATCTCATATTCACCGCGTTCTGTTTGGAGTATCTTCATCGCGGCCTGAAGGACGGCATCCTCTTCATCCACTTTCCCGACAAATGAGTTTTTAACCTCATCAAGCATCTCCGGTTCTTCGACATGCATCGCATAAGTGAGAGACGGCTCCTGTTCCATCACGAAATCCGGATCATAATCTTCTTCCATCTCTTCATCATAGTTTTCCTGATTAGGTATCATCGCCGCTCACCACCTTGTCTATAATCAAAAATTTTTGCCCTCTCGATCTCCTGAGCATCGCCACCTTGTCGTTCACCTTCAGGGCGTTATGGATCGTTATTTTCTTTTTTGTGAGTTTGATATCGTGCTTATGGTTTGGTGTTTCCGACGGATACGGCTCTGTCTCCGTCGTTATATCGATCTCGATTTTCCTATCTGTCAAATTCTCGCAAACATCGATAAATTCTTCATCAATCGTCAGATTATTGGATATTTTAATCTCCAGCGGATTTACAGCCGTCACAAGTCCAACGAAATAATCGCAAGGTTTCCCGGCTTCCACCGTCTGCTTAACAACACGCTGGATGACCTGAATCAAACTTGAGTCTGCCATCTTACCCTCCTTAATTGAAACCGCTGCCGGAAACCTCGAGATCCATTACATATTTACCGTTCGATATCTTATGCGTCACCTTCTCAACGATCATATAACTGGCCACTTTCAGATCGAAAATGTTAAAATTGACCGGGATCATACATCCGGCGAACACCTTCGGATTTCCCATAACACCATCAATCGAGAGCGTTTTGTTTACTTTGTTATAGCATTTCAACAAGCATTTCGCCTTGAGTTTTCCAACATCCGGCGAATCAATCTTATCGAGAAACTGAAGAACGCCCCATTTGTTGATGTTCTTGGAATCCTTTGCCATATACACATCATATTTACCGGTTTTCTTATTCTCGTAGATCAGTTTTATCTGGTTATACACCTCATTGTCCACTGTGGTCGTGTAGGTAAAATCTTCCCCTGTCTCTTCATCCACCAAACATGAATTGACCTTGAGTGATGATACCTTCGAGAGCGTGAGTTTTCCAACCTTGTCATAAAGAACGAAAAGCGTTCCTTTTTGCATCACGGTGTTATCCAGCGCATCTTCGATAATATCAAACAGAGTGGCGTTATCCTCGACCATGCTCATTGTATAACCGGTGTTCGCGAGCGTCCCTGTTTTCAAGGAGAAATCCTGCGCTATCTTTTTGATAATCTGATCAGCACGTTTTTTCTTAATCACGCGAGTATCCTTGTTCTTCAGATACCGCAACTGATCATACGCCGTATAGTCCACCCAGCCATCTTTGCTCACGCTCCTTGTGAAGATAAATCCGAAAAACACCTTGGTTCCGTTCACTGTGAGAGTGACAGCGTTTCCTTCGACTACTGGAAACTTTTTATCGTATTTCGATGTAAATGTCAGTCTCCCGGGCGTTCCTTTTCTTTCCAGTATGAGCTGCAGCTCACCCTTGACCGGAAGTTCGAAAACTTTTTTACCATTCTGGACCTGAAGGAGAATATCCGCTTCAGGTCGCCCAAGTGAAACCTCTTTTCCTTCAACCTTTGTGGCCGTTCCGTTTTTCCTGTTCAACACTCTCCTGAGTGCTTGCAATTCGTTCTTTGAATCTGTCTTGTTTGATGATCCGGATGCAGAACCTTTATAATTCGGAACGCCGTAGCCGGTGATCGTTCCGTTCGATAACGGATATGCGCAGCGCTTGACCACATTCCCGGAATTACCTTCCACAGTATGGAGAGTGGATCCGGAAACCTTTTCGACGATTCCTACGTGAGAGCGTCCGGTTTTGAAATAGACGATATCTCCTCGCTTGGGTGTGTATTTACCCTTGTACTTGAAAAGGCCCTTATTCTTAAACCATTCCATTCCTGTCGTGGTCGATGCGGTTTTAGGAACAGCAGCGGACTCTCCAGCCTTATATGCACACC